GTGGACTTATATTCCAGAAAGAAGCTGTTGGTTGTGTAGAAGCAATCGGACCTCAGGTTCAAGTTACTTCAGGTGATGTATCCGTGATTTATCAGGGAGATGTCATACTAGGTAGGTTGGCAATGGGAGCCGCGCCTCTTAACCCAGCTGCTGCTGTAGAACTCGTTGCGGGTGCTGCTGCAGGTGCAGGAAACAACGCTGCATTCTAAGATTTTATACATATGGGGGACTTCGGTTCCCCTTTTTTCTTTTAATAAATATTATGCCTTTTCCAACCACTAACGCCACGCAAGAACTACCAGCTATAAATCAAATCCTGTCGTCATGTGGTCAGGCTCCTGTAACCACGCTCGATCAAACCAACCCGGACGTTGCGATTGCTTACGACACATTGTTGCAGGTAAATAGAGAAGTACAATCAGAAGGGTGGACTTTTAATAGGGAACCTCACTATGAGTTTACACCATCTGCAGATCTTGTTAATGGTATAGAACGAAATGAAATAGATATACCAAACAATATATTACAATTAAAATTAACTGAGAATTCAGCTAATATAAACTATGATGCAGTAAGAAGAGATGGTAAGTTATATGATAGGATACATCATAGATATACTTGGCCAGATCATTCTGTTGTAGAGTGTGATGTAATATGGGAATTTGATTGGGTAGATATACCTGAACCTATACAACAATTTATTACAGCTAGAGCTGCTAGTATTACATCTCAAAGAATCATAGGGGATTCTAATCAATTTCAAATGTTACAGCAACTTGAAGCTTATGCTAGATCTACTGCTTTAGAGTATGAAACTTCTCAAGGACAGTATACAATATTTGGACACCCATACGACAAAACTAACTACTATGCTAGTTACAAACCCTTCCAAGCACTTGCAAGATAATGCCAGCAATTAGCCAGAGAATTGATAATTATCTCGGTGGAGTATCTAGGCAATCAGATGATAAGAAACTACCAGGTCAAGTTAAAGAGTGTCTTAATGGATATCCAGATCCTACATTCGGTTTAACTAAACGACCTGGATTCAAATGGATTGCTAATCTAGGTACTGGTACCACATATGATAATTCCAAATGGTTCTACATAGCTAGAACTAAAGATGAAAGATACATAGGATGTATCACACCAAAACCTAATAGTGGTTATGGTGATATAGATATATGGAATGTTGATGGTACAGCATGTACTGTTAACATGGATACATCTACAACAGTTAATGCAGTTAACTACTTAACAGGTTCACGATTGAATTATGAAGTCCTTACTGTACAGGACATGTCTATTATAACTAATAATTTAATCACTGCTGACAAAACAGCAGACCCTACATTCAATGCTAAAAGACAAGCTACACTTGTACTGAATGGGTCAGCAGCTAGTAATTTATATACAGTAATTATAGAAGGCAATACTATTACTCATACTTCTAATAGTAGTGGTACTTATACTTCAGTATTGGGTGCATTTAAAACAGCAATAGATAATTTAAGTATATCAGGAGTATCTACAGTTACATATAGAGAATCCTTACATATAACAGATAGTAACTCTGCTATAACTATCGCAGCTACTGGTGGTATGGCTGGAGATTCCATGTATGTCTTCCAAGATCAAGTAGATAATGCAGGAGAGTTACCAGAACAAAGCTTCCATGATCATCTAGTAAAAGTTATAAATACTACATCTATTGATGATACTTATTTTGCTAAATATGTAGCTGATAATGGTACATCTGGTGCAGGTTACTGGTCAGAAGGATTAGACCCATCTAAATCTCTTGGGTTAGATGCTGCTACAATGCCTCATGAGCTTGTTAATAATTCACTCAATACCTTTACATTTAGACAAGTTACTTGGGATGCAAGGACAGTTGGTGATGATAACACTAACTCTCATCCTAGTTTTGTAGGTAAGAAAATACAATCAGCCTTCTTCTTTAATAATAGACTCGGCTTCTTATCAGATGATAATGTGGCTATGAGTCAATCACAGGAATTCTTTAATTTCTATCATAGCTCAGCACAAGTTCAAACGGATTCCGATCCAATTGATCTCAGGTCTTCAACAATTAAACCTGCAACTTTACATGCTGTCCTACCTACTACTCAAGGTTTACTTTTGTTTAGTAAGGATCAGCAATTCCTAATGTCTTCAGCTGATGGAGTTTTAACACCAACATCAACTAACATTAAAGCTATATCAAACTATGATATGGATATAGAAGTTGATCCTGTTGACATGGGAGGTATAATTAAGTTCTTAAGTAAGACACCTAGTTATACTCGTACCTTTGGTATGAAAACTTATGGCCAAGAAAGGAACCCAGATATCTTAGATATTAGCAGAGTAGTTAATGAGTGGGTACCGGCTACAGTGGATACAATGATTGCTAGTCCACAGAATAAATTCCTAGCAATGTCCGATCAATCTTCTAGATATGTATATCTTTTTAGAACCTATAGTGATGGTAAAGAGACTCTTGTTGAAGCTTGGTTTAACTGGCAACTACCAGGAACTGTACAGACAATTGCTGTTGACTCAGATGATTTCTTTGCAGTTACTAAACAAGGTAGTCAGTTTACTTTATCTCAGGCTAGTTTAAGTCAGAGCCCTTCTGATGCTATTATTGTTAATAATGCTGGTCAGTCAATCAACCCTTGTATAGATCTATATACAGAAGCACCTAATGTAACATTTAGAGCAAGTGAGGATTTTAGTAAATGCTATATACCTTGGAATAACAATACTGGATTAACTCCTGTTATCATAATTAAAGGTACTACAGCTACAGGACAATTCATTGAGTCTGGATTTACAACAACACCTACAGTAGCCACTGATACTAATTGGGCTGCAAGCACTGCTTATATAGTAGGAGATGTTGTTGTTAATGATAGTGATAAAGTATATGTATGTGATACCGCAGGTACTTCTGCAGGCTCAGGCGGGCCTACAGGTACAAATGCTAATATAACAGATGGTTCTACTAGATGGGATTACTTAAGAACTGGTAGTACTTACTTTAAAGTACTTAGAAAAGATCTAACTAGTGTAGAAGATGATGTAGTAGTTGGATGGAAATATGACTTTAATATTATCTTACCTAAGACTTACTTTAGACAAGATGATAAATTAAAACTAACAGATTTTACAGCAAGCTTGACTATTAATAGAATGAAGTTTGCTCTTGGATTATCTGGTGTATGTTCCTTTAAACTTAAATCTACAGGACGTTTCGCTGGTTCTAAGGAGCTTACTGGAGATGGAGAGACTACTATACACAGTTGGATAGATGAAGACTTTAATTATATAGATGATGATCAGATTAAATTAAAGTTAAATGGAGTAGAATCGACAGCATTTACAGTATCAGGTGATAAACAGATTACCTTAACTAGTGCTTCTACTGAAACAAAAACACTATCTGGTAATGGTAGCCTTACAACATTTGACTTAACTTATAAACCTAAAGACCATACTAAAGTTAGAGTGAAATTTAAAGTTGGTAGTGATTGGGTCTTACAAGATAATAGCATATTCAGTCTAACTGATCAATTCATACATTTCACTACAGCACCAGCTAATGCATCTAATAATATCTTAGTATATAGTGCTGATGATATTGAAATATATATCGATGAATGGTATCAATTAAACCCAACAGGTATGGCTAATACTTACTTAGGTAATGATATATCCCTAAAAGAACAGTCTGTTGTGTCTATACCAATCCATCAACGAACAGATAACTTCCAACTTAGAATATTTAATGATTCACCATTCCCTGTGTCTGTAAACTCTATGATGTGGGAAGGTCAATACTCACCAAGACATTATAGGAGGAAATAACTATGCCAGCAGCATGGGCTATTGCAGGCTCTACTGCAATAAACGTCGGTATGAGCATCTGGGGTGGTAACAAAGCCGCCGATGCAGCTGAAGAACAAGCTGAAGCACAGAATAGAGCGATGCGTGCTAAGTTTGAGTACGACATCAAGATGTGGAATATGAAACGAAATCAGCTTAAAGCTCAACGCGAAGAAGCTGTTGTCGGTATTCTAACTAGTGCAAGAAATGAAGGAAAGGTAAGAGCATATAAAGATGCGGCAGCTGAAGAGCAACATCTTTATAACTTAAGGATAAGGGATTCCCAAACGATGGGAAATGCTTTAGCTTTTCAAAGATCAGAAGATATATATACCTCTACAACTAGTCTTAATTCTTTAGCAGCAAGAGCTTCTGCAGATGCTGAGATAGTTAAATTACAAGAAAAGCAAGATGAATTCGCTTATGATAGAAACGAAGCATACCTTGAAAGCTTAGTAGCTGAAGGTAAACTAAGAGCTACAGGTGCTTCTGGTAGAAGCGCTAGTAAAGCTGTTCAATCTACTTTAGCTGATTATGGTAGGCAAATGGAGATGTTAAGTGCATCTGGTGATAGTATGACAAGGAATACTAGAAGAGTTCTACAAGATATAATGAGGGATAAAACCTCAGCTGATCTAACTGCTTTTGCATCTAAGATGCTTGAACCAGGTGAAATACCAGAACCAATTAAAGCCGCACCAATTCCAGCACCTGATTACGATCTACCACGACAACTACAAGAATACGACTTTGGTCCACAACCTGTTATGGGAGCTATGGCTTCACCAGGAG